ACTCCTGCTTTAGTTATTGTTTTAAACGTATTTGCCATCTATCCTCCTATTATCCTAATGCTATCGCTAATGCGGTTGGGTCTTCTTGTGAGAATCCTGCACTGGATAGATATGTTTTTACATCAGATAGTGCTACCTGCACCATCGTTCCATTATCGTTTGTTACTAATCTGTCTGCATCTGCTAAAGTAGTACCTGTTGCGGATGTGTTTCCATCAATAATATTTAATTCGGCTGCTGTTGAATCAACAGCGGCAAGTTTAGTAAAATCTGCTTGTACTAATCCTGAAACTCCATCTAATAAATTTAACTCAGCAGCTGTAGATGTTACATTAGTACCACCAATATCTAAAGTAGTTACTGATATTTCACCCGCTACAGTTGCAATACCATCTGCTAAAGTAATTAAATCTGTGTCATCTGTATGACCAATCGTAGAACCATTTGTAATTATATTATCTACAGTAAGTGTTGTTAATGTTCCAAGAGAGGTAATATTAGATTGAGCTGCTCCAGTTACTGTAGCTGCTGTACCAGAAGCATTACCTGTTACGTTACCTGTTAAGGGTCCCGCAAAAGCGTCTGCTGTAACAGTGCCATCGAAGTATGCATCTTTAAATTCTACACTACTACTACCAAGGTCTAATATATTATCAGCACCTGGTGTTAAAGCACCATCTGTTAGTATTAATTGTTTTTCATTTCCTGCATAAAAATTAATTGTATCAGCAGTTTCAAAATCTATTTTTGTTTGGTCATCTTCCCCTATTTTAATATCTGTGGCTAGTAAAGATGTAATTCCTGTTTGTGCTGCATCGACATTTAATGTGTTTGTAGATAAACTAACACCTGTTCCTGCTGAAAAAGCAGTTTTAGACATTGCTATTGCAGCAGAATTGTTAATGTCTGCATTTACAATAACACCACTACCTATAGCAGCAGTTCCACTTGAAATTGTTACATCACCACTTATACCGCCTTGAACATATGTAGCCACTCTAGACATAGCAGCTTTTCTTTCTGTTCCTCCTGCACCATCATCAACAATTATTAAATCAGCATCAGCTAAGTCTGCACCTATATCTGTTGCTCCATCTATTTCTAAAGCACCTATGTCTACTTTACCTGCTGTAGAAATAGTTGAAAGTTTTGAATCTACAATGCTTCCTGCAAGCATAGCATTAGTAACAGAACTATCTGATAAAGATGGCGAGGAAAACATATCGTGCACTTCATCGCTTCCATCAACGTAAATTATTGTTTTTTTGGCTGTAGGTATAGTTACCGTTGCTCCACCAGAGCCAGCTGTACAGATGACAGAACCGTCTGAGCCATTGTTTATATAATATGTTTTTTGTTTATTAGGTAAGGTTACTGTTCTTGTTGTTCCAGGTGAGCCTGTAAATTTAATAACTGCGTGTCTACCGTTGTTATCTGCTGTTCCGTCTGCAAAAGCTAAAGTAACATTACCAGATGCAACACTAACCTCTACGTATCCACCAATGGCATCATCTAATAAATCTATGAGAGATTCGTTTAATACATCACCCCATGTACCTATATTTTCTCCATCGGTTTGTTTTACAAAACCTAATTGTGTGTAATTAGACATTTAGTTTGCCACTCCTATATTCCATGTTTCGTCTCCTCCAGATGTTGTATTTATTAAAGACCATAATTTTACTGTACCTATTGCACCAGTACCAGAGGTTCCCGATACTGTGTTGATAACCGCTGTTCCTGTTATATTTGCGGAAAGGTCTGTCACACTTAATCTAAATGTGTCAAACCCTACTTGATTTATTAAGGCACCACCAGATGCTGTCTCAGAACCTAGAGCTAATGTAGCTGATATTCCTGTTTCGCTTAATACGATACCGTCATTCCAGCCGTCATCGCCATAAGCTCCAGCATTATATCCACCAGTGCCGCTAGCCATTAACTAATCCTTATAAGTGCTGTGTTATGTGCTGCTGTTGGAAACTGAACTGTAAATGTTCCGTTTGATGATGAAAAATCAGAGCCAAAGTCTAATACTGCTATGGCAGCATTTGATTTACTATTATTGTAAATTAAAGCTCCTCTAGCTGTAATTGTTGCTGATGTAAAACTTGGGTCTGCTGCATCAAAAAAAGCAACGCTGTTAGACGTATCTAGAGAAACAGCCTGACTTGACAGTGTTGCCCCTCCAGCTGTGTATCCAGTTCCACTTACTTCGTTTGATGTTGTATAAGCTGATGTGGTGGCACCTAAACTTGCACTTGATGTGTATAATGCAATTTTAATAGTGTCTCCGCCATTTCCTAAATTTTGTGCTCCATCCAAACAATCTTGTTTAAATACATTTGTTAATGTTTGTGTGATTGACATAATATTTTATCTCCTATGTTGTAGTTGGTTTTAAATAGTTTTCTCCCATGACGTTTGCGGGAGATGTGAAGTCATCTCTTCTTCTTCTTCTAGCTTGATTATTGACAGACTCTACTGCAGTCTGATATCTGTTTGTGTATATTGCGTAATCTTCTCTATTTTTTGTAAAGGTAGAAGCCTCCATTAGACAACCATAGAGCAATAAATCTTGAGCATTTTCAGTAAGCCAATTTGTTGGGTTTGTGCTTGTTAATTCTGCTAATCTTCTTGAGTATGTCATCTCAATAGTCAAAGCTGCACTTGGTGTAGGTGCTACTAATATTTGTGTATCAGTATAGTTTGCCCAATATTTTGGTGTTCCTGTTGTCGATGAATTTGACCAATAATCATAAATAAACTCATCTGTTCTCTCTTCTAAAAAAACTCTCTGTCCACTAGAGTTGATTAGTAAAAAATGAAAAATAATCCTAGCGTCTGGTGGCTTACTAACAAATCTGTCTCCAACATTAAAAGTTGAATTAGCAGACTCGTGAAATGCGTAAGGGTCTACATCCCTTGATATTCTTTGTTCAGCCAAAGATATAAAGTTTGCTGTTTCATTAGAAAACTCTGTACCATCGTTTTCCATCCAGTCTTTTAAATCCTGTGTTAACGTGCTAAATGTCATTGTTGCCATGATAAATCCTAACCTACGTCATCCAATAAAGCACAAACTATACAGTTTACTGTAGAGGATGAAGAGATAGCATGAATATCAGCCACTGTTGTGTTTGGTAAATTACCATACCAAGAGTGACCAGCAGCTATTTTTATAGCATCTCCAGCAGACGATGAGGCTGTGCCAGCATCTAATACAATATAAATATCTTTAGATGTATCTTTGTTTTGTATAAAAATAAAATTGACTTTATCAGCTGTGTTTACAGCAGTCGGTGCTGTGTCATCATCAACAGCTGTGTAATCAATAAAACTTCCAGCAATCAAATCAGTGCTAGCGTTAGAAACACTAGTTAGTTTGTAATACCATTTGTCATTAACATCAGCTGGGCTAATAGTCATAGAACCAGAAATAGTTTTAGCTATCTCGTCTGGTAGTATTGTTGCTGTTAAATTTACTGTTGCATCATCTGCCATTATTTATCTCTACCTAATTTTTTTAATCTTTCTTCGTATTTTTGAACTTCTTCAACGGTTGGCGTTTTAATGTATCCTTTTTTGGGATTTACCACATATGCCATTTTAATTGGTTTTACTACTGCGTCTGCCATATCTAACCTTTCGTAACTTTAAAAACTAATCCCTGCACGGGTACGACTACATTTTTAACTCTTGGGGTAGTCGAAGTGTTTCCAGAGTTCTCCTGTGTATCTGTAGGAGCCGAAGTGGGTGATTTTGGAGCCAATGTCTGCATAGATTTTTCCTCCAATTTTTTGCCATCTTCTAGAGAATGCGTAGTCTTCTGATAAGTATCTTTCGTCATCATCTTTCATTGTGTCAAAGAACAGGTATGTGTTCTCTGATTCAAACTCTTTGTTATTAATTATCTGGTCTGTTTTATATCTTAGGTCGGGGTACTCCTCTTTCATTTTTAAGAGGCACTCTCTCTTTATTAACATAAAACCTGTTGCTGCGTCTAAAACTTCAGCAAAACCTTTTTCTACATTTATTTCACCTTTGTTTGAAAAGTTTAAGACATAAGGGTGACATAAATTTCTGTAATCTTTTTTTTCTTCTATTAGCTTTGGTATCATATCCCAGCTAATAAGTTTCATAGGATAGGGTGCACACATGACATCCTTGTCGTATTCTAAAAATCTTTTTAGAGATTTTGCATCAAAGCCTATGTCTGCATCTATAAATAACAAGTGTGTAAAGCTCTCGTTATCTAAAAAGTTAGCAACTAAAGTATTTCTTGCTCTTGTTACTAGAGATTCTTGTCCTAGTGTTTGTACATTTAAACCTATTTCTTCCTGTCTACAAAAGTTTTGTAAGTCAAGAATACTGTGAAAGTAGTCTTCAGTCAGCATACTCCCGTAGCAAGGTGTGGCAACAAATAGATTTACCTTAGGAGACACTTACGCTTTCTGAACCTAAGTTCGTAGACAGTGTTAATGCTGTCGCCAGTGGCGATGCGTTAGCTGATGTAAAAGTACCAACTATTTTTCTGTCCTCGTTTGTTACCCCTAGTGTTGCTAACAGAGAAGATACACTTCCGTTTTCTAGTTTGTCAGCAGTTCCTAATTTTACTTGAGGGCTAGCATCTTTTAATGCTTGTGCATCGGGCTTGTGTTTTCTAGGCTCTAGTTGAGGGTGTTTTTGCTCAAACTCTGATTGATGAACAAAAGAACCATTCCATTCTTTACGCATCTCAGTGTATGGAAAAGCTATGCCACTTCTATCTGATATTGCTTTCGCATATTTACCAGTTGCGTATTTCATATGTTATATCTTAAATCAGGTTTTATAACTAAGTCAACCTTTTCTCTATTGTCTTGCATTGCCCTTGTAAATTCTTCCTCATATAAAACTTTAAGCTCTTGTCTTCTTTGCATTTCTATTTGAGGTCTTTTCAAAGCTAAATAGTAGGCTAAACCACTAATAGCACAAGGTAAAAATCTATCTGGAATATCTACATTTTCTGTAGAAGCTGTGATATCCTCAATTCTTTTTCTTTCGTTAAATCTTAAAACATCGGTAGAGTCGTTAGGGGTTGGATACAAATAGACAACAGGTGTTATTTGTTTATCTAAAAAATATTGACTAGGTCTACCAGTGTCAGATTTATTTGGAATATTAAGGTAATCATCTCTAGTTATTCTCTCTAATTCAAAATCAGTGACGCTGTTATCTGAATTGGTTTTTCTTATAGTAGCCTCTTCTATATCAACGGTGTAAGAATTAAGAGTATAACCAGATGTACTAGCTGTTAAACTTGTAGATGTCGGAGACACAGTCCAAAGCTGAACACTTCTATTAAGCCACTCTTGTAATAAAAGATTTAAAGCCCTTCTACCCTGCTGGGCTTCTTTACCAGTTTGAGGCTCGCCTCCTATTCTGGAGTACGCCTCTTCTATTACTTCGTCTACAGCTAGTGTAAATGTGCGAGTGCCTGATGTTGCCATTATTTATCCTAATATGTTTTGCTTAATTTTAAAATTATTGTGTAGTGGTCTCCGCTGCCGTGTCCAGTCGTTGTTAATAATAAATCTCCATTAACACCAGAACCAGCGTTGTTTGTAATACCACCAAACTCTTTAAAGTCCATGTAACCCTGCGAGGATAATGCTCCGTTAGCACCTAATACTTTACAAATTACATTAGATGATGCATTCCATAGTAAATCTACTCTCATTCCAAAAATGTCATAGTAAATCTCTTGAATTGCCACTCTAGAGCAAGCCTCTCCGTTGCTGTCTTCTGCTAAAGCAGAAACGTCAACCTTGGCTACAGCACTTTCTCCTGAGCCATCTGATATATTAGTAATTTTAACTAATATACTTTTAGCACCAACATTATCGTTGATAATTTGCGATGTTACTGCATCTGCCATCTTTTACCTCCTAAAATAAATATTACCTCGCTCCTCATAATGATGAGGAGCAAAGATATTGTCTTACAAATATTCATTAAAATACTGAGTATTCTATCTCAAGTGTTCCACGAAATGCAGTTAAAGCTACATCAGCCGCTGCACCAGCACCTAAGTACAAGTTTTTACTTGCAATAGCTGCAGTAATGTTTGGTGCGAAAACGTGGTAAGTACCAGCAGTGGCATCTAAATCAATATCAACTTCTGTTACTGAATCAGTAGCAGAAATTCTTGGATTAAATGATGCAACACCTGCTCCTACAATTTCAGTTCCTGAAGATATAGCAGTATT